CATATAACGGCACATTTACCATTACCAAGCTAAGTGATGTGCAATTTAGCTATGAAATGGCTTCTACTCCCGCTACTGTAGCTACGGTTGTTGGTTCTTATACTGTACCTGCCCAAACCATTAGCAGTAATGTGCAAACTGGTATTGTTGCCAAGCTACAAGCTGCTGCAAACCATGACCTAGAAACAGGTGATGTGGTGACTATTTCTGGCGCTGTGCCAAGCCAATACAACGGCACATATAACATTATTAAAATTAGCGATAGTATATTTAGCTACATTATGGCTGCCTCGCCTGTTTCTGACGCTTCAACTACAGGCACTTACTCAACCTTTCAAGGTGTGTATTCCATTAATTTTGCTATTACTGGCGTTAATTCTAATAAATTTATTCATGTAAACTTGTTTAAAAACAGGCTATATTTCACCGAAGAAGGCAGTATGAGGGTCTGGTATTTGCCAGTTAATTCTATTGCTGGTGAGGCGCAACCCCTTGAATTTGGTGGTATAGCCCGCAATGGTGGCTACATACAAGCAATGGCTACTTGGACTATTGACGCTGGACAAGGTGCTGACGATTACGCAGTTTTTGTTACCTCAATGGGCGAAATTATTGTATTTAACGGTACTGACCCTGATTCTGTTGACACATGGGCATTAAAAGGCGTATGGCAACTAGGCTTTGTATTTAGTCGTAGATGCTTTTATAAGTTTTCTGGTGACATTTTATTGCTTACCCAAGACGGTTTAGTGCCTTTGGCTTCTGCATTGCAGTCTAGCCGATTAGACCCTAGGGTTAACCTTACCGACAAGATTTACTACGCTATTTCTCAAGCAGCCACGCTGTACGGCATTAACTTTGGTTGGCAAATTGCCTACTATGCTTCCCAAAATATGTTAATTATTAATGTGCCAATTAACGCAGGTATTCAGCAATATGTAATGAATACTATTTCTAAGTCTTGGGCAAGTTTTAGTGGCTTTAATTCCCAATGTTGGGAACTATCTAACGACCAAATGTACTTTGGTGCTGATGGCTATGTTGGTCATTTTTGGAACGCCTACTCAGACAATGGTAGCAATATTAATGCTGAAGTACAGCAAGCCTATAGCTACTTTGACGCTAGAGGCCAATTAAAACGCTTTACTATGATTCGCCCAATATTCCAAACTGATAACGGAATACCTGGCGTATTGGCTGGTATCAATGTGGACTTTGACACTCAAAACAATCTTGGTACTGTGTCATTTAACGCCCAAAACGCCCAAATTGGTTCATGGGATAACGCCATTTGGGATGAGTCCCAATGGGGTGGTGCGCTATCTATTACTAAGTCATGGCAAGGCGTAACAGGTATTGGTTATTCAGGCGGTGTAGCTATGAGAATAGCTTCCCAAGGTATTGATGTGCATTGGGCTTCTACGGATTATGTAATGGAACGCGGAGGTGTTCTCTGAGGCAAGTTGTTACTGCTAACCAAGACCATATGCGTGCTTGGTTGGGTAATAAATTGGGCGAGAAATTGCCAGAGAATACTACCTGTATTGGGCAGGAAAAAGACGGTAATTTAGTAGCAGTAGTTGGGTATTGTGGTTTTATGGCTAAATCATGTGTAATTCATGTGGCAGCCATAGATGAAAATTGGGCAAGTAAAGACCTGTTGTGGGCAGCATTTGATTATCCCTTTAATAAACTAGGAGTTAGCGTTATACTTGCAACAGTTTCCTCTAATAATAAGGAAGCGTTAAAGTTAGACCGACACCTTGGTTTTGTTGATAAAGCGTATATTGAAGATGCCCATCAAGATGGGGATTTAGTGATATTAGCAATGAGGCGTGAACAATGTCGTTTTCTCGACATCAAGACGCCCCTAAAAGGAGTTAAACATGGGTAGCGGTGGCGGATTATTAGGCGGTATTACAGAAGGTTTGTTTGGCAGTCCACAGACTGTAGACACACCAGACTATACAGGTGCAGCGCAGCAAACTGCTGCTGCTAATGCGGCTAATAACCGTATTAACCAAGTTACACCTTACGGTAACTCCAGTTATGTTCAATCTGGTACTGACCAATACGGTAACCCTACCTACACAATGAATACAACGGCTGCACCGTTTGTGCAAAACGCTATTAATGCACAAGGCGGTCAATTAGCTTCTACTTACGGTTCAGCGTTTCAATCACCTACATTTAATAGCACAGGCGATATGCCAGCTATGAATTACTATGGTTCACGCTTAAATCAGCAACAATTTAACCCTGCTACTCAGCTTTTGCCTTTGCCAAAATTTGATGTTAATACACAAATTAATCAAGCTGCTTTACCTTCTTATGGTATTAACCCAGGCGAAACCTATGAAAACGCCATCATGCGTAGGCTTGAACCTACTATACAGCGCCAATCAGCAGCTTCAGACGCACAGTTAGCTAATCAAGGTATTGTGCCTGGTACTAGGGCTTACGAAACAGCTAAACAACTGCTTGCACAACAACAAAATGACGCAAGAACTAGCGCTATTGTTGGCGGTATGGACACAGGATTGCGTGCTAATCAACAGGCTTATGGTCAACAAGCTGGTCAAATTGGACTTAATTTACAAGGTCAAGAACAATCATTTAATCAGCCATTACGCACCAATGTGCAAAATATGTCTGCTAATGAATTGGCTTACAACCAACAAATTGCTAACCAAGGTCTTGGTATGCAAGCGCAAAATCAAGCGTTTACTCAAGCTATGATGAAGTACATGACTCCATTGCAAGTTGCCCAAGGATTAAAAGGTTTGTCTACTCCTACTTATGCGCCTACAACAACAGTTCCAGGAACAGATTATTTAACTTCTATGGGGCTTACAAACCAAGGAAATGTTGCAAGTGCAAACGCTAATAATGCTTACAACAACGCAATGATGCAAGGATTGTTTACGCTGGGTGCTGGTTCTATTGCTTCCCCAAAAGGAACTATTAGTGATTTATTCAAGTTTGGTTAGGAATTAATATGGCAACCGATTTATCTCAATTATTAGCTAATCCAGAACTTGCTGGATTTGACCGCCAAAGAAAAATGGCGCAAATGCTTGTTCAACAAGGTATGCAAACACCACAAGGGCAAATGGTTGGTGACAGATATGTACCAGCAAATCCTTTGCAATTTATTGGCAATTTATTTCAACAATATTCTGGTCAAAAAGGACTTGAAGATGTTGACAAAAAAGAACTTGACCTTGCTAAAGCATTGCGTCAAAAAGAAATTGCAGATTTAGCTAAATTTACAGAATTTCAATACGGAACGCCTGACCAAATGGTTCAACAAGCTGGCCCAATGCCTGATGGTGGAAATATTGCACCGCAAATGGTACAAGGTCAAGCACCTAATCCAATGGCTGCTTATCAACTTGGTTTGCAATCAACAAATCCATTAGTTAGGTCACAATTAGCAGAAATGCTAAAAGGTCAAAAATTAGGTGAGGGTGAAGTTTTCCAACGCTACAACCCAGCTACAGGTAAAACTGAAACAGTAGGTCAAGGTGGCCCTAAATATCGTGCGCCTATTCAAATTGACACAGGAACAGCTATTGAATTGCGTGACCCAGAAGATGTAACTAAAGTATTACAAAGAATACCTAAAGCACAAGCGCCTACTGCTGGTCAAATTTATGAAAGTGCTGATGGCCCATTATTAATTAATACAAGGGCTGGTACTGCAACACCATTAATGGGGCCTGATGGTCAGCCTTTAGCTGCAAAAGCAAAACCATTACCTGAAGGACTTAATAAACAAGTTACTGGTTCTGTTAATTTAAGTGACGCAATTACTGATTATCAAACAAAAATTAAAAGTTTTTCAACTGTAGATTTTGCTAACCCTGATAAAAGGGCGGAAATGGGTAACGCATACAACAATATGATGTTGCAAGCTAAAGAAGCATACAACTTGGGTGTATTAAACGGCCCTGACTATGCTATTTTGCAAAAAGTTGTGCGTGACCCAACAAATCCATCTTCTTTGTTGTTTACAAATAAAGCGTTAGATAAACAAGCTGAAAACCTAAGAAACACAGCCCAAAGCATTGTTAAAAACGCATATATGTCACAAGGTCGTGAAGTTCCTGCTGATATTGCTAAAAAACTTGTTAAACCTGAAGCACCTCAAAGTGGAAAGAATTTTTCTTCAGAACAAGATGTAGAAAAAGCAATACAAAATGGTAAATTAAAAAAAGGTGACAGAGTAACTATCAATGGCGTAACTGGAACTATTCAATAATATGAAATTTGTACCCGACACCCAACAGACATCACGCTTTGTTCCTGATGAGGTAGTAAATCCAACGCCTACAGCATACGCAGGGCCAACTATAGAAGAAAACCCAATATGGGCTTCTACAGGAGGTGGCGCTGCAATGGGTAGACCACGCATGGTTAATCGTACAAATGTACAAGAACAACCACGCCCATTAGAGTCAGCATTAGCTGGCGCTACTAAATCTGCTGTTATTGACCCTGTATTAGGTGTTTCTCAATTATTAACTGGTGGCAATGTAGGTGGTCAAGCTGCACAAAGTTACGCAGAAGAAGCAAAACCTTATCAAGAAGCTAATCCAGGTTCTTATTTAACTGGACAAATTGGTGGCGCTATAGCGCCTGGTCTTGTAATGGCAAAAGGCGCTGGCATGATACCTTCTTTTGCAAGGGCTAACCCATTAATTCAAGGCACAACTTTTGGTGCAACGCAAGGCGCAATTACCCCTGAATCAACAGGTAAAACTGGTCTAGATTATTACAAAAACCAATTACAACAAGCTGGTATTGGCGTTGCTATTGGTGCAGTCCCATCTTTTGTATCATCTGGCGCAAAAGCATTATCTAGTGGTTTGCGTAGAGGTCTTGGAATGACTACTGGCGCTGGTGAGGAAGCTATTGGGCAAGCCTTTCAAGCTGGTAAAACAGGCAACCAAGCGTTTGTACAAAACATCAAAGGCGAAGTGCCTACTGTTGAAGTTCTTGACCAAGCCAAACAAGCATTATCTAATATTCGTGCAAATCGTATGGCTGGGTACAAAGAAGGTATCCAATCAACAATGCCATCACAAGAAATTATTGCTGGTAAAACATTACCAACGCCCATGAAGCGTTTAAGTTTTGAACCTATTACAAGCAAACTAGATGAAACAATCCAATCTTTAAAAGTAGAAACACCAACTACTAGCAAATTTAAAATTGGCAAAGAAGAATTGTCTAAAGTTAAAGAATTAGAAAGTATTGTTGGAGAATGGAAAAAAGACTCTACATTGCATACTGCTGAAGGTTTAGACGCTTTAAAACAGCGTTTAGATGCTTTATACCCTGAAAGCCCAATGCAAAGACAGGCACAAAGGGCTATTACTTCAGTTAGAAATGCAGTTAAAGACACTATTGTTTCTCAAGACAAAAACTACGCTAAAACAATGAAAGCGTATGAAGAATCTTTGACAATGGAAAGAGAAATTGAAAGGGCATTGTCTTTAGGAGATAAGGCTTCTGCCGATACAGCTATTCGCAAACTGCAATCTTTAACTAGAAACAATGCCAACACAAGTTTTGCATACAGAAAAGAATTGGCTGATGCTTTAAAGACTGAAGGTGGTGTTGATTTAATGCCAGCTTTATCAGGTCAAGCATTATCTTCTTGGACACCAAGAGGTATGGCTGGTCAAGGTACTGCACTAGGTATTGGTGCTACTGGCGCTTTAACTGTAAACCCCATGGCTGCTGCTTTATTGCCTTTAACTAGCCCAAGATTGGTAGGCGCTACTGCTTATGGCGCTGGTAAAATGGCTTCAAAATTACCTTCTTCAGGAATGACCGAAGAACAAAAAAAATTAGCCCAACTATTAATGATTAAAGCAGCACAAGAAGGAGTTAAATAATGGCACGCAACGGTTCAGGTACATATTCCTTACCTATTGGAAACCCTGTAATAACAGGTACAACTATTAGTTCTACATGGGCTAATAACACCCTTACAGACATTGCTAATGCCCTTACAGGTTCATTATCTGCTGACGGTCAAACAACCGCTTCTGGAAACCTTAATATGGGTTCATACAGAATTACCAACGCTGGTGACCCTGTAAACGCACAAGATTTAGCTACTAAATACTATATAGACCAAGTAATTGCCACTTTAGGCACAATGGCTTACCAAAATGCCAACCTTGTTGCTATTACTGGTGGTGCTATTTCAA